ATCGCCGATGCGACTGGGAAGGCCCTTCCCAAGGGCGTCGAGATCGATATCGCCGAGAAGGAGGTCACTATCTACGGCATGGATTTGGACAAGTTCCTATCCCAGGCCCAGGTGATCGGCGTGAAGAGCGCCGAGGAAGACCAGGGCAATGATGAACTGATCGGTTAGATCACTGCTCATGGAGGGCGAAGCGGCTAACTCCTTAGCCCTCGTTGAGCGGTGATCAGCTCATCCTGGCGTTACCGCATTAAAAGGGTAGTATGCCGATTGCATACGTTCAGCGCTCATCACAGATCATGATTGAGCGTTGAATCGTGGGCAATTAATCGCGTCAACGGGCGCGACCCACTGAAAGAAAGGAGTTCTCGCAATGGAGAACGCGATGATGACCCTGGACGTATCGGCCGAGCTTTCCGAGCAGAGCACGAGCACCTACTGCTCTATCAAGGGCGGCGACCGAAAGACCAAGGCGCAGTTGTACAACGCCAGCAACAACCCCGACCACAAGGTGGGAGACTTCATCAACAAGAACATCAAGGTGAAGGACGTTCTCGTCGAAGCTATCGAGCTGGTCAACGAAGAGACGGGAGAAATGGAGCGCGCTCCGCGCGTCGTTCTCATCGATGACAAGGGGAAGGCCTACCAAGCCGTTTCCATGGGCATCTTCAACGCCGTGAAGAAGGCCATTCAGATTTTCGGCGAGCCTACCTGGGACGAGCCTATCGAGTTCACGGTGAAGCAGGTCACCGTAAAGAACGGCTCCATGCTCACGCTGGACGTTGCCGAGTAGCAGATGATCGGGAGGGCCTAGGCCCTCCCATTTCCTGGTTTGTGAGAAAGTGAGGAAATTGTGAAAAAAGTAAGATTAAGGAAGATTATCAAGGCGTTGAGGGACAATCCCTCAATCATGTGCTCATCTGATATCTATGCTGCCGCAAGGGACTGGGGGCTGAACGATCAGGAAGCTAGAGAAGTAGTTGGAAACATTGTTGGGGACATGAAAAAATTCATGGTGTGCTCATCGTACTTCCGCGCAGGATATAGCAGGGCGCTAATCGCCGTCGAGCAGGAAGCAGAGTACCAGGCAGGAAAGGAGATGCTTTCAGAGCGCAAGCGCAGGGCCAAGGAACTTATGGACTTGCTTCCCGATGGAGAAGTCAAGGACAAGATGGAAGATGAGGTTTTCCGGGGATTGGAGTTGTTTGAAGATGCGGGAATCTAAGTTGACTCCCTTCGGCGTGTGCTACAACCTCACCTGCACCCCGTTCAAGAGCCAGTGGGGCAAGTACACCTTCCACTTCTCCTCCGTTAAGCACAAGGAGTCGTTTGACAGCAAGCTGCAAGTTCGCATACCATGGCTGAACGATTCCATGAGCAAGCGCTTCAAGTTCGAGGTGGACGTGTCGCAGATCGCCGTGTTCCAGCTTTACTGCCAGGTGGAGACGCGAGGGTTCTACGTCGTCGATGAGATACGGGGTTTGAAATGGCGAGATCGGGAAAGCCTTACATTAAGTGGACTGCAAGCCAACTTGAGAGAGTCAAGCGAGAAGCCCGAAACTACAACCGAAGGTTGAGAAGGGCTTGGAAGAGATACGGGTACGATGGACAACCTCCCACAGTGTCCGCAGCGGAGATCATCCGCTCTTCCAAAGATCGCGAATTGGACTCACCTGTCAGGACAGTTGACGATCTAAACAAGATGATAAGGCAATGGCAGCGGTTCAACGAGGTCAAGCGGCCAGGGTCTACCAAACCCCATGCGTTGGAGACTGGCGAGGTGGTTCCAGAGTACTTCGTGCAGGAGCGCAAGCGTTGGGTTCGCGCTGAGAACAGGAAGAGGAAGAAGGTCGTTGAAGAGCTTTACCCTTCCGGTCTTTTCGACACCACTACGGACACCTCGCCCCTCTACGATCTGGCGATGAAGGCCGCTGGCAAGAACATACTCCCCGTATCGTATAACGAGGACTTCGAGAACCCCTTGGACAGGCTTGGGAAGTTCGGGCGGTACGAGGAAAGCGATGCGTCCTATGCCATCCGCTATTCCGATACCCTGCAAGACCTGTTCGGAAATGACGGGGAGCTGTTGGATGTGGCCCGCATATTGGAACGTCTCGTTGACGAGAACCCCATGGTACTGAGGGAGATTTTCGAGAACCCCATGTACGACGATGTGACAACCCTGAACTTCGTGTACGAGCAAGGGTCGCCCAATATGACTTCTTTCCAGAACTACACGATCAGGGGTCAGGAGTACAAGGGCCGTAGGCAGCAGGTAATTGATTTTTGGAATCTGATGGAAGAGAAGTATCTTGAATGAGATCGTACACCTTCGACTTCGAGACCACGACAGACCCCGAAGATTGCAGGGTATGGGCTTACGGAATCTACTCCATAGACGATGACAGGTACATTACAGACGGGAACAGCATAGAAGGGTTCATAGAATGGCTGGAATGTGCGGCGAACTGCAAGGGGTACTTTCACAATCTCGGGTTCGATGGTGTGTTCATAATAGACCATCTGCTCAAGAGCGGGTGGCTTTGGGTGGACTCGAAGCAGAAGGCAACGGACAGGACGTTCACAACACTGATAAGCGACATGAACCAGGTTTACCAGATAACCCTGTACTTTACCAAGACGCGCTACGTGACTATTCAAGATTCCCTGAAAATTATACCGTTGTCGGTAGAAGCAATGGCAAAAGCCTATGGTTTGGAAATCAGGAAGGGAAGCATAGATTACGATGAGTACCGAGAGCCAGGCCACGAGATCACCGACGATGAGAGGGCCTACCTGGTTAATGATGTTGCCATCGTCGCCAAGTCTCTGCGGACGTTCTTCGAGCAGAAGCTTACCAAGATGACGGCTGGAAGCAATGCACTCTTCGATTACAAGAGAAGATTGGGCGGTCACAGGAAGTTCAGAAACGTCTTTCCCCTGCTGTCGGAGGAAGAGGATGCGTTCATCCGCAAGGCCTATCGGGGAGGGTTCACCTACGTGAACCCCAAGTTCCAGGGCAGGGACGTGGGAGAGGGAATAGTGTTCGACGTGAACAGCCTGTACCCCTCCGTAATGGCGGCTTGCGACGGGCAGTTCCTGCCTTATGGAAAACCTGTATGGTTCGACGGTGTTCCGCAGCCGACGGAACGGCACCCGCTGTGGATAGCCTGTGTGCTTTGCAGCTTCAAGGGAAGGAAGGAGCATATTCCATGTTTGCAGTTGAAGGGAAACATGATGTTCAAGCAGACGGAGTACGTGGAGGACTCTCAAGGGCGTGTGTGCATCACTGTCACCAATGTCGATTGGGAACTCATGAACAAGCAGTACCATGTCTGGGATGTGGAGTTCATCGGAGGGTACATGTTCCACGCATCACCCCATATGTTCCAGGATTACGTATGCAAGTGGGTGGATATAAAGAACCAGGCGACTATATCGGGGAATGGTGGGCTTCGTTCATTGGCGAAACTGATGCTGAACAGCTTGTACGGCAAATTTGCAACACGGACTACGGTAAAATCGCGCAAACCTGTGTTGGTTGATGGTGTAGTCCATTACGTGGATTTGGAGCCTGAGCAGAGGGACGGCGTGTACCTTCCATGCGGTGTGTTCATAACGTCATACGCCAGGTACAAGACGATCACCTCCGCGCAGTCGGTATACGACAGGTTCATCTACGCAGACACCGACTCGCTTCATCTGGTAGGAACGGATATCCCCGATTGCCTGGACGTGGACGCTGTTCGCCTGGGAGCGTGGAAGCACGAATCGACTTTTGACCATGGAAAGTTCTTGAGGGCGAAGACCTACGTGGAGCACGAGGTGGGAGCCGACGAGCTGACTGTGCACGTGGCGGGGCTTCCCTCCCGATGCCACGAGAACGTCACGTTGGAGAACTTCGAGTTCGGCACTGTGTACGAGGGTAACCTTACGGCAAGAAAGGTACCAGGCGGTGTAGTCCTGTACGAGGGAACTAAGGAGATAAGGAGGTAAAATGAATGAAGCGAACTGCATAACTGCGGCGATAGCAGTATGCGTTATGACGCTTATAGTTGCATCGCAGTGTTTCACCGAGATGGCATTTTAGAGAAAGGAAGAGCAATGTCAGAGCCTACAAGTTACATTGTGGAGATAGACGAGATGGGCAATCCGTCGATAAAGTACGCGGACGGAACGCCCTATTCTGTCAATATATCCGATTACAGCGCTGAAGTTTTGAAGCAGCTTATCCCCAGGAAGTTGAATTACACTGTCGTCAATCAAATAGACGGTCTATATATAGCTGCGACGAAAGGTTCAGAGAAGTTCCAGCTACCGTATTCGCCCGATGAGTTGATGGAGACAATCGAGGAAAGGGAGTCCATTAATTATATCTTGGATATCGTTTCCGCTGATCTGGTTAAGAATAGTGAACTCAATTCGTTCTTTGAGACCATATATGCAGACATAGATGCTGTGTATGGTGATGGGAATAAAAAAATTAAGAACGTCATAACCGAATTTTGCAATCCGCATCGAGTAACGGCAGAAGCTACTTTCGAGGAAGGCGATGTATATATTAACTGTGGCGTAACGGTGAAGATAGGCGAACTTGAGTTCGGGCCGTTCCTCTTCCTCCATGAGAAAATTCAAGGAGGTGGAAGCGATGCCGCGCAAGTTGAAAATGTGGATTTACCCGAAACCGACTAGCTTATCCCCTTACTCCAAGCCATATTGCATCGAAGCTGAGCCTTTCCTGCGAGAGTTGGAGACTGTCGATTCCCAGGAGGAATACGAGACTGTGCGCGATCTCAACTACGGCTCCGTGGAAGCCACGGTGAGGGAGAAGGTGTACGACAACGGCTGGCACGATTGCTATGTTATAGCGGACTACTTCTTCCCGTATATTCTTGCACCTATTATATACCATTGCAGACGCGATCACGGTGTGGTAAACTGTGAAGTCGTAGCCAGTTAGAAAGGAGCGCCCATGGCCTATGTGTGGGTTGACGAGCCTGAGGAAGGAGCGGACGTGCGCGACGTTGTGGCGCGCGAGGATTACGATCAGATCGTGACCGAGCGCGACGGGCTGATCGAGCAGCGCGACACGCTCATCACTAGGGCGGAAACTGCCGAGCAGGGGTGGCGCGATGCGCGCAACAAATACGCCGATGCATTTATCACCTCTCCGCAGAGGATGAAGGAAGACCAGAACAGGGACGTGAGCGAGGATGGCCGAGCGTCAACGTTCGCGGAACTGTTCCGAACGAAAGGGGACTACGGTGCCTACTAAGCCGACAAGCGAGGTCATCAACGCCGCCAAGGTGAAGCTCGACCCGCGAGAAGTTCTGGAAGTGGTAATCAACGAGACTCCCGCAATGCGGGACGATCTGCTCAAGGCTGGGCTGGTCGAGGAAGTAGAGGATTAAACATGGCAAATCGGATTTCCGTGCCGGACAATACCGAAGCGCTACATGCCATCGGCGAGTACGTCATGCAGTACGAAGCGATGCAGAATGCGTATCTCACCGCTCTGGTGAACCGTATCGGCATGACTATCATCACCTCGAAGATGTGGGACAACCCATGGTCTGTGTTCAAGAAGGGCCGCTTGGAGTTCGGCGAGACGGTTGAGGAGATTTTCGTCAATCTGGCGAAGCCCCATTCCTTCGACCCTGTGACAGCGGAGAAGGAGGTCTACAAGCGGGAGATTCCCGACGTTCGCGCGGCGTTTCACAGCATGGACTTCCAGAAGTTCTACAAGGTGACCATTTCCAACGACCAGTTGCGCCAATCGTTCCTGTCCTGGAACGGCATCACCGACCTCATCGCGAAGATCGTGGACTCCCTCTACACGGGCATGCGATACGACGAGTACGTCACCATGAAGTACATGATCTGCCGAGAGATGCTGAACGGAGGGTTCTACAACGAGGAAACCTCTGCTCTCACCAAGGCCACGGCTTCCGACGTGATGACGGCCGTTCGCGGTCTGGTCGGCCAGTTGGACTTCATGTCCTCCAAGTACAACCGCTCAGGCGTGATGACGCACACCCCTCGCGAGGACTTGTACGTGATTATCAGCGCCACAGACCGCGCGCTCATCGACGTCGACGTGCTGGCCGTGGCGTTCAACATGGACAAGACGGACTTTCTCGGCCACCTCATCGAGGTCGATTCCTTCGATGAGCACGACGAGGAACGCTTGACCGAGCTGTTCGGCGACGATGAGAACTTCGAGCTGTTCACCGATGCGGAGAAGACCGTTCTGGGAGCTGTAATCGCCGCTATGGTGGACAAGGACTGGTGGATGGTGTTCGACGTGTTCGACACGTTCACGCAGAACTACAACGGGCAGGGCCTGTACTGGCAGTATTTCTACCACGTCTGGCGCATCTTCTCGGCTTCGCCGTTCGCGAACGCGATCTGCGTTTCCAGCAACACGAGCACCGTCACCGCTGTCGCCGTGACCCCTGCGGAAGCCAACGTCACCCAGGGCGCGAACTTGCAGATGACCGCCGCTGTGACTGGAACTGGTATGTACGACAAGCAGATCACATGGTCTGCTACTGGTCAGGCATCCACGGCAACGCATATCGACCCGATGAGCGGCGTTCTGCACGTTGGCAAGGACGAGACGGTAGGTTCCGAGATCACCGTCACGGCCACAGCAGTAAACGGAACTGAGGGCACGGCCAAGATCACTGTTGTTCAGGCCTAGTCCTATAGCTTAATGTCAGTCTAGAGGGCCGTCAATGAGCGGCCCTCTTCTCTATGGAGGAAATCATGGCAGATTTTCAACCTAGCGGGATTTTCCGAATCGGACAAGTACCATTCGATGATTCCTACAAGCACACTCGCTGGTTCGAGTCAAAGAGTGCGCAGAACAACTACTTCTCAAGCTGTATGCTGTCGCAGTACACGGAGAGCGATTACACTTACATTAGGCATAACAACTCAGTTAAAGTTCAGGTAAACCGAGAGAAGGTATGCAACGTCAATTACTGTATGTTCCAAAACCGCAACTATGGGAGCAAGTGGTTCTATGCCTTCGTAGTGGGAATCAATTACATTAATGAGAACGTTACTGAAATCGTCATGGAGCTTGACGTTATGCAGACGTGGCTGTTCGACTGGACGCGCACGGAGTGCTTCGTGGAGAGGGAGCACGTTTCCAACGACTCTTTGTTCGCCCATACAAATCCAGAACCTGAAATACCGCTTCGCTACCGTATGAGAAACAGGGTGAGCGAAGGTCTGGACAACAATATGAAGATCGTCGTTTGCACAGCTGCAAACCCTAAATATGACGGCACTACGCAACCAGTGGGCAGCATAGGTGTTGGCAGCGGTATCGTTGATGGAGTTTTCACAGGTTGCAAATACCGCGTCTGGGACAGGAGCGAAGCCGCCAGCGAGGGCGAGTATGGAATTTCAAACTACCTGGCTTCCATGCAAACAGCTGGTGCGGGTGATGCAATTTCCTCTATATTTATGATCAGCGGGGATTTTATTCCATCTTCAGCTAGCGGCGGGGCATCTATCCCGAACACTGTCCACAACACGGGAACAATTAAAACAGGCTCACTGAAAAGACCTACCGAGTTCGGAGGATACACACCAAAGAACAATAAACTGTACTGCTATCCCTACAGTTATGCCAAAATGCGCGACAATAGAGGTTCCAGCGTAGAGCTTATGTGGGAAATGTGGGGTTCCAACGATACATATTATTACAATATAGTTTCTTCAATCGACCCCCAGGCCATCGCTTGCATATACCCTACCGTATACGCTGGAACCCAGCAGAATTGGAATCAGGGCATAACAACGCCTGTGACAGTGCAATGCTCATGGCCGTACTCCAATTATAATAATTGGAGCGCCCAGAACAGCCTTGCAAACGATTTGAAGTTCGCCGTAAACGTCGCGGGAATAGTGTTCCCCGCTGCCAAAGGCGCTGCCGCTGCTGGGAAGGTGCTGGGCGCTACAAGCGCAGCGGCAAGAGCGGGAAATGCAGCGGCCATGACTAACCTTGCAAAGAGGGAAACTGGTCGGGCCGCAGCGTCGGCGTTCACGCACAACGCCATTGGAGGTATAGGCGGTATGTCCATGATTGCAGGAGGTATGGGACTTGGCAATCAACTGGCGGACATTTCGAGACAGTCCAAAATTCCTGATTCCACACGAGGAGGGGCAGCGGGAAATACCACATACCAGTGCCAGGCGATGCAGTTTCACATAGAGGCCTGGAACCTGGATTCCGAATACGCCCGCATAGTGGATGACTTCTTCTCGATGTACGGGTACCAGGTCGATTTGGTGAAGGTGCCCAACTTCCACTCCCGCTCCACCTGGAACTATGTCAAGACCGCGAATGCGTGTATGAGAGGTTCGGTTCCGTCTGAGGATATGGCCGCGATCAATTCCATCCTTGACAGCGGAATCACGTTCTGGCATACTTCGGCCATCGGGAACTATTCGGCGAGCAACGGCATCATCTAGGAGGTACGATGTACACAGGTTTCTATATGCCTGACGGCGGGGGACCTCCCGAAGCCGTCATCAACAACAAGAACGTTCATCAGGATGTAGAGCGCAACTGGATGAACAACGCATCGTACCAGATGTACCTGTACCGTCTCATGGACTACGCCATCTCCGTGTTCGAGTGGCACGACCTTCCCGAGGGCGTGGACGAGCGCATGATGGAGTACTGGCTGCTTCAGAACGGAATGGTGGTGTTCTTCAAGGACGAGATGCTCGCGGGGACGGCAGTGTCCGAAGAGGGCTACGCTGTTCTGCCTACGATGATAAACGGAGAGTGGAACATATACAACTACCCCGTAGACCGAAGGGCCTATGCCACTGACGGATACAACAAGGAGTTGACGGACGAGGACAGCGTTCTTATATTCAACGACTACCTTCGCGTTCCCATGATGCCGTCGCTCATGCTCTACGCCAAGCGCCTGGCAGAACTTGACCGAACCATCGACATTAACGTAATCAACCAGAAGGCCCCTAAGATTCTTCGCGGCAACGAGCAGAACAAGCTGACGGCCCTCAACATGATGAAGCAGATCGAGGAGAACCGTCTTTGGCTGTGGACGTACAAGGACAGCCAGAACTTCGAGATGGAAGTTCTGGACTTGACAGTGCCCTTCGTTGCGAAGGACTTGCAGACCGTAAAGCACCAGATTTGGAATGAGGCCCTTACCTATATCGGTGTGGAGAACGTCAACACCGAGAAGAAGGAACGCCTTATCTCCGACGAGGTGATGAGCAACATGGGCGACGTAGAGGTATCGCGCTTCACGCGCCTGAACGCGAGGGAACAGGCCTGCGACAAGATAAACGAGATGTTCGGTCTCGACGTTTCCGTGACGTTCCGCAGCGGTACCTACGTCAAGGCAGAGGGATACGGCTCGCAGCCCATTCCCGTGGAGGGTATGCAGAGCGGCTCGGCTGGCAACGAGGGAGCGGGCTATCCCGAAGAAGGAGAGGGCGGCGTGGTCGCCAAGATTCGGAAGGTATTGGGTATCTAAGATGAGCGAGTTCACAACGCAGCTGAGATGGCCCATTGAGCAGCTGTTGAAAGACCAGAAGCTCCCGCCTACGGAGTCCAACTGGCCGCAAATCTACCATAGCCTTGGGCTTGATGATTACCCGATTTTCGATGAAGCGCACCGCCAAGTTCTTAACAACAAGATCATCCGACACTACTTCATGCGGGAGATAGGGCTGGAGACGTTGGAGCTGTTCCGCTACTTCATGCGAATGAAGATGTGGGAGATCATGCCGTACTACAACCAGCTCTACAAGTCGGAGTTGATAGAGTTCGACCCTCTGTCCACGCGAGATATGAAGTACGACGAGAAGTGGACGGTGGACAACACCGATGATTGGACAGTGGACAACACCAGAGACCAAACGGACGATTGGACTCGAAAAGAGAACGGCACGGTCAACAGCGACACCACTACAGATGACCGCGAGGTGTTCCAGGACACGCCGATGAGCATGCTGGACAGCCCTGGAAGCAACCCTGTATCCAACTTGGAGTATGCGACTACTGTAACCTACGATCATGGGACTACTGGCACAGACCAGACTACCTCTAATACGGGAAGCGGGAAGAACACCGCCGACGAGAAGAAGAAGGAAACTGGCGACCGAGACAAGAACGAGGACGGTTCTCGCGAGAAACACGACTACGGCTACGACATTCCTGGGGCCGATATGCTCCAGAAGTACCGCGAGACGTTCTTGAATATCGATATGATGATAATCCGTGAACTTGCCGACCTGTTCATGGGTATCGGTTAGGAGGTGAGAATGTCCATTCCGCTTTTACAGAGGTACAGCCCTCTGCGCGTATTCTGCCAGACGGTACTTCCCGCGGTATATGATGATTCCCTGTCTTACTACGAGGTGCTTTGCAAAGTAGTGGCCCGACTCAACGAGGATACGGGAGTCTGGAACACCCTTTTGGAGAGAATCAATCTCAATACGGAAGAGATCAACAAACTTAAGGATTTGTTCCAGGACTTCGTTGAATCGGGGTTCGACGATTACTACAAAGACCAGGTGGAGCAATGGATTGAGGACAACCTGGAATACGTGTTCACGCACCTTGCCAAACAGGTGTTCTTCGGCCTGAATCAGGAAGGGTACTTCGTCGCTTACATTCCACAGTCGTGGGACGATATTATCTTCGATACTGGGTGGAACTTCGGTGAGGACACCTACGGCCGTTTGATCTTGCGTTGGGACGTTGACTCCGTGTATACTTCGAACCAGGCTCCCGAGACGGTTTCCGAGAAGCCGCACGGAAGCCCGATTCAGACAGCGAACCTTCGTCCAGTTGTCGAAGGAGGTGAATAGGAGTGAACGAGATTGTTCAGGCAATTAGCACTGTGGGTTTTCCTATCGTCGCCTGTGGTGTTATGTTCTATTTCTATGACCGCACTATCAAAGACCTTACAATTACTCTCACTAAGATCGACACTACTCTCGGTGGAATTGCAAAGCGTCTTGACAGCATCGAGGATTTCGAGAAGAAGCAGGCAGAATAGGAAGGAGCCTTAAATGGCAGACAACGTTACGACACCTCCCGCAGCTACCGACTACAGCGGAGTGCGCGAGTATGTCGGCGCGCGCTACGTACCCGTATTCGCTAACCCTCCAGAGTGGAACGACACGCGCGGATACGAGCCGCTTACCATCGTTCTGCACCAGGGCAACTCGTTCACGTCCACGCAGTACGTGCCGAGTGGCGTTGATATCAGCAACACCGAGTACTGGTTGCAGACGGGGAACTGGAATGCCCAGATCGAAGCGTACCGCGAGGAGGTTCTTCGCTTCGACGGGCGTATCACGCAGAACGCCGACGGCATTAAGGCGAATATGGCGGCTATCGCAGACGAGGCCACTGCACGTGCGAGTGCGGACACTGCTCTGCAACAGCTCATCGAGAGTGAGGAGACGGCGCGCAAGGCGGCGGACACGGAGCTTCATCAAAATTTGAGCGCTGTAATCGCCTCTGTGAAACAGCAGAACATTCTCTCCCTGTACAAGGGCAAAAACTGCGTATGGGTTGGAGATTCGTTCACTACTGGCGTAGGTGCAGACCCTAAAACCAAGCGCGTCTCAACGGTATTCTGCAATGCCATGGGCATGACCGAGTTCAATTACGGCGTCGGTGCAACGGGATGGATTTGGGGAACCACTTCCAATACCCCCTATATCACCCAGGTGCAGAACGCCTACGACGCTATGACTCAGGAACAGCGCGAGAATACGGCGTTGGTTGTACTTCCTGGTACTTCAACCGACGTAAGCCATGGGTCTACCTCGAAGCAAATCGGCGCTGCCGCGACCCTCTGCGCTAAAAAGGCCAGCGAGTTGTTCCCTAATGCTGTCATCTATGTTATCCCGATGATCTGGGATAAAGCGCTATTCACATATAATGCCTATGATACTACTGTAGAGATTTGCGACCAGATAAACAAGGCTGCTATTCCACGAGTAAAAATGGACGAGGACAGCTATACGTGGCTGCTTGGCCGGTATGAGTTCTACGGCAGCGACAATGTTCATCCTAACAATACTGGTTATGCTGTATGGGCCGCTAAAATGATTAGTTCTATCCTCGGTAGTGCTAATACTGCTGGATACATTAACTCGTTTACAAGCAGCTTTGGCAAATGGGATAAGAAAACGTACTATTTGAAAAACGGCTTCGTGTTCCTGCCTGGATATAAAATTACAGGTGTAAGCGATGCAGGTGGAGATGTGAATATCGGAACTCTTCCGAATAATATCCGCCCAGCATACAATCAAACAACTGTCCTCAGCTCTGGTGGTGAAGCCGTTGGGTATGTCACCTACCAAACTGATGGCGTTATCCTAATGACACACAGTGCTCGTGATTCTACCACCCGTACCTATTTCAACATCGGGCCTGCTTTTTGGCCTATCTACGGCGTCCGTTAGGAGCACTCATGGCAACCATGCGAGGAATCGACGTATCCTCCCACCAGGGAAAGATCGACCCCACGAAGCTCTCACAGGTGGAGTTCTGCATCACCAAGGCCACGGAGGGGCGAACCTATGTGAACCCCGAGTGCGACCGAGTGGTGCAGCTGTGCCGCAAGGCCGGACTCCCCTGGGGGTTCTACCACTACGCGCGGAGCAACGACGCGGTTTCGGAGGCGGACTTCTTCGTCTCCACCTGCTGGAACTACTTCGGCGAGGGCATTCCCGTCCTGGATTGGGAGGAAGACC